TCTTTTCCTGTTAACCCTTATGTGGGTCAAATCTTTTATGAACCAGAAACAGAAAAACTTTTTGAGTTCTGCGAGGTAACTAAAACAGATGAGCTATCAGGTCAGGTTGTTGAATCTGCTATGTGGTTCGATATTACAGAGAAAGATTTAGTCCCATAAATAGAGGCATGACGGCCCTTCGGTTGTTAGGGTCAAAAGCTGCTCTTTTACAATTTTGAGGTCTATTGCCCTTATTGCCTAGCTTGTGACTGTGTTACTCCAGCACATCAACTTTGTAAAAAGATATGAGTTCCCTTCGAGGACTTATTGGGGGGCAAATGGGGGTTTAGCATATTTTCCTCCACCAAATGTCTCAATAAGTAAGCGATAAAAGTCTGTAAGACCTCTACTTCTTTCCAAATATAACAAACTTAAAGCGGCTCCAAAAAGTCGCTTTTTTCTTGTTTACTTTACTTTCTAGCCTTACAACATAAGCTTGCTGATGAGCAATCAGATCAATAGCACTGGTAACAAAATGAGCTTGCCTTGCATTTGTTTGTAATAGCTTTATTGCATAAGGCTTGAGTAGTTCTATATCATCTAAGTTCTGGATAAACTGTATGGACTTTTGCACCTCAAACTCACCTTCAAGGCTGTAGCTGCTAGTCAGTGCATCTATTATGTTCTTCATTGTTCTTTTGGCCAAAGATTAGCCTCTATATAATCAACAATCTGATCGTCAACAGTATTATCTGTGCTTTTTACTAAAGCTTTTAAAAGATCAAGAATTAATTTTTTGACTGCGTTTGTTTTGCAGAAAGTCAAAAGAATAGGCTTAAGAATACGGATCATTGATTTGTCTGTTTTTCCAAACATAGCTAAGATGCCAGTATTAGACAATAAACCTTAATTTCATGGAAGAAGAAGAAAAGGAAAGTCGGGATTATTTTGGACACGCAATTCGATTTATTATCCTTTGTTGGGCTTTGTCAGTTATGACTCTTGGATATATGGAAAGAATCAGGCTCGACACTTTCGCTGCTGGCCTTGTGGGAAATATCGCAAGTTCTTATGGTATAGCTGTAAAGGGTAAGAATGGCAACGGAAAAAAATCAGTTATAGTGGACAATAAGAACACAAAAGCTGGTATCAAATGAAAAAGTTTATTCTTCCATTTATCATCTTTCTTTCTCCGTCTTATGCTTATGCAGACGTCACCTCCAGCTTGACTACATCTGTATCAATCCAAGTAAACGCTGCTGGTACACAAGTTGAGAGACTTGGTGGTTCTTATAGTGCATCTGGCACTAATGTTGGAACCACAAATACTGGAGATCAGCTAGGTGGCTTCAGTGTGAACTCTACAACTGGTGCTGTAACTTTTGACGCTGGACAATATTCAATAAACTCTAATGCAACAAACTGGTCTTTGACAGAATCATTATTACAGCCTGACACCATGCAATCAGGTGATTTAACTGTTGGTGAAGTTAATAACTTCGGAAGTATTACTTCAACATCTGCTGGTTCTGGTACAGGATTTGATGTGACCATGGGTTCAGATCACACAATTACAGATTTAGATGCTGGTGGTGCTGGCTCTGTAACAACAGGCCAGTTTGTAACTTCAGTGACAACAAAATGATGAATGAAAAAACTTTTATTGCTACTGTTTTTTTATGTCATACCAGTTAATGCACAGCCCATCGTTCCCGCCTTCACTGTTGGTACAGTTTCAAGTACCACCAATTCTACTACATCAATTTCGGAGACAGTCACCAGTTTTGACTACTCCACAGGATATGAATACACAGTTACAGGTGTTGGGGTTTCTATGGATGGTGACAGTATTACTCCACCTCCCACAAGTATTAATGAAACTATAAACGGAACTGTTTATACATGGACAGGATTAGATCTTTCATCAAAACCAAATTGGGAAGTTACAGGAAATGCCTTTCAATTTACAGAGACTTACTCTGGGCCTTCGCTTCAAAATATGACGATAATCAACAGGCAAATAGAAAGCGAAAGTGTGGTCACAAGTACCTCAGTATTCTCTCAATAATTCTGCTATCACCAACACAGGTTTTCGCTAATGCTGTTTCACAATCAAATAATGGCAGTGTTACAAACATGGCAATTCAGTCGCTTACTGGTAATATGACCACTAACCAATTTGGAAATAACATTGTTTGTCAGGGTGCTACCCTTACATTTTCTCCTTTTATTACTTTTGGTGCTAACTATAGAAAACCTTTTGACCATTATTATGAGACACCTTATTATGACCCGACAGATGCAAATGATGATGGCGTACCAGACAATGCTGGAGATATTTTATTCTATCAAGAGAATTATTCTGGAACAAACAAAGATAGTTTTGCAGTAAATACAGGATTTAGTTTAAATTTTACAATTCCACTTGACAGGTCATTGCAATCTACTTGCGAGAAAGCAGCTACAACACAAGTTAAATTGCAACAACAGATATTGGAAAATAAAAAATTAGACTGGCAGATCGCTCGTATTCGTGAATGTGGTACGTTGCTTGCGAATGGAATCCGAGTGCAAAAAAATAGCCCTTGGTTCAATTTATGTTCTGATATTTATTTAGAGCCAAAGCCAAATCAAGTTATCCCACATACTCACGAAATCAATCCTGATTAGTTTCTTTTATAAATTTTTTACCTAACTTTTTCATACTTGTTTTTGCTAACCCTTGAATTATCGGAACAAGAACCGCAGAGCCACCAGCGACCAAACCAACAACAAAAGTATTAATAATAAGACTAACTGGTGGGATGTACTGTTCTTGGAAAGGAACTGGCTCATAAATGGCTTGGCAGACCCCTTCGCTATTTCTTTCAAAAGATACAATCCTCTCTAGCTTCTTATCATTAGCATAGTCCCCAATTCTTCTGTTGGAACTAGGGTCAGGGCAATCTGTAAAGAAAACAATATCTTCTTTTTTGTTTGGTGGGATCTCTGGATTTTCTCTAGGTGGGGGTGGTGGTGTATTTATTGATTCTGGTTTACTTTCTTCGATATATTCTAATTTTTTAGGGTCATAGTTTATCGGGATGTAGGATGGTATTGTATGCCCTGCTGGGCAGCTATAATATGCTCCATTTGGGTCATCTGATATGATCTGTGTATTTTTAACAGAGGCATCCCTATGCGTCTTTGTACAGCCAGCCATGTCAATTTTAGGCAGAGCTATATTTAAACTTTCATTAGTTGTAGGTATATAAGTTTGAATTTTTATTTTAGGTATCTCAGGAATAGCAATTTGTGGTATTTCCACTTACTTATCTTTTTTTGGTAATTGAATTGATGGGCCTGTCACATTTGGAATTGCGTTATCTAAAACTTTTGGCAATGATTGTTGAAAATTTGCCATAATTTCATTCATAATTTTATTTTTTAGTTGTGGACTTGTTACATATTTGTATGCAAAGTATCCACCGCCAAGCATTGACACAGAAAGTAAAAGAGACAACAATGAAGCTACCTGACAAATTTTTTGAAACATGGTTAAAGAAGCAATACTAAAAGCAATTTCTCACACCCTCATTATATCTTTTTTAATAATTATTCCTAGTATTGCACCCTTGTATTTGATTTCAAGTTATATGACTAAACAAATGACTACTCAGCGTTAGGATCGTCTGGATATTGTGTCATATTAGGTGTTCCATCTTCTTTATTGCTATATAAAGTAACTAAAGCTGCTGTATCAGAACAGGCATCGATTTCTTTTTCACGAGTGTCACAAGCTGTCCGCACTCCATCACGATAAGTTGTAATAGCTGTAGGTATTGCAGTAGATTTTTCTGCTTTTCTTACAACATACCAATCATATTTTGCTAATAAAGAACCAGCAGTTGCTTTTTCCTGTGCTTTTAAAACTGATTTGACACCTAAAGTAGTGTATTCAACCCCTTCGTGTGTTTCTTTTGTGTCATCAAGTGCTTTTGCTGTTCCATTACCATTGTAAAAACGTGAGTCATATGTTTTGGGATCATCAACCTCCGTAATACCAAGATCTTTTTTCTCTTGTGCTGTTGATAATCTCAACCAGTTAGCAGGGTAATTTATATCCCCTACTGTAAAAGGTACATCAACTGCTAATGGGTTTCCGTTTAATTTAAATGCCATATCTATATACTACCTTGCTCTTGCATTTTTGAAAGGTGATTCCGCAAATGCTAAATAGATATTTGTTGCACCATTACCATTAAGGTTGTTGCTAGTGCTTCTCATTTTAAAACCATTTGAAAGAAAATCAATTTGATCTTGGCTACTAGACAAACCAGTAGCCTCTGCGTCTCCTATATTAGCTCTTAATCTGCGGTGCAAGGAATTATCAATATCTCTTTTATTGTCAAAAATAGTCCAATTATCTGAACTGCTTGTTTTCTTTATCAGCACCCAAGCGGGCCTGAACCCACAAAAGACAAACGTGCCGTTAGTATTTTGATTTCCGACATAGCTGCCAGCCTTGCTATATCCCTCTACAGAACTGAAACAATAAGCCAAATAATTCTCACCATTTACATTAGTATCTCCTGAGTAATCTCCTGTATCTCCATCGCCAACATAGAATTTAGTACTTGTAGGAGCAGTTTCGTACCATTGATTTTTACTTTGACTTGTATTTGCTGTTCCAGAGTTTTCATCTAATCTTAAATTTAAAGTCCAAGGGCTATCATCAGATCCAACAGCCCAGCTACGGCTAGCATTTCTAACTTTGGCAATAATCCAATTAGGAGCCACACCCAAACCATGACCTATAGTTGCTCCACCAGTACCATTTCCTGTATAAAGGACAATAGAAAACCCTGCTGTTTGATTTACTTTTACTGTTGATTGTATTGAACCATCAAAGTTACTTGATCCAAGAGTTGAGTTTGTATTAATCGCACCCCCCATCCCGCTGTGGTTTTGACAATAGTAGTACAACTGAGGGGCTGAAGCAGCAACAGTAATTGTTGTTTTATAAGCACTATCGTCTTTTGTAACACCAGTTGTATATTCTGAACCACCTCCATGTGTGCCATCTGATGTTGTAGAAAATCTAATTGGATGTGATTGTGCTGAACTATCTGACCAATCAAAGACATAAGTTCCACCTTCTGCAAGATCAAGAGTTACAGCAGACGTTCCAAAGCCGTCAAATCTGTATTTATTTCCAGAGTCAGAAACAACTGTAACTGCATAAGTTTTGCTATCTGTATCACCAGCGTTCCAGTTCCATGCAACATAATCTTCATTATTTTCATTTACATTACCTGAATTAAGTGCAGAAACATTAAAACCATCAGCTAAATAAGAATTTACATGACCATTTGAATTATCAACGCTCTCTCCATCAGTTTCATTTGAATACATTTGTCTATTAGCACCAGCAACAGCATTTGTTAAATTATTCCAATCTGGGCCTTCCCTGTTTTTTATCCATAAAAAATCAGGTTGAAAACCAACACCTGTTATATCTCGATCATCTGAATCGTCACCTGTATAAAGAATAGTATTAAAATGTTGATTAGGTAGCAGTATTGTTGGGTCAGATAAGTTTGCTGAACATAATGATTTATAGCCTGTAGGCAAATGACTAAAAGCTCTTTGACCAAAATTTATAGACCCTGCTGGTGCTAAACCACTACTTGAGTTGCGACCAATCGCAAAAACAAGATTTTCTGGATTAGACATACTACTTATATTTACTGCCGTACCACTAGCAGAACCATCAACAGTAAAAGCTATTGTTCCAGCATCACGATCAACTTTTATTCCAACAACATTGTCATTATCAAAGTTAGTAATGCCACTTTGCACTTGACTATCGTCAACTCTTATGGCTCCACCCATATGGTCAATTCCATGCCATTTATTTGCGTTTTTTGTTGCTAAATTAGTAATACCAAGACGGCCACTACTTGCTTCCGTAAAAACAACCTCTGTGTACCATTTACCGCTTGTTGGAATTTCAAAAGAAGAAAAAGCAAACTCACTATTAGCTAAAGAAAAATCTAAATTTCCATTTGAAGGAACTTCAAAAGTACTTTGATAACCAGCTAAAGGATTAATTGTAGAAAAATTATTAGTTGGTGTATCTTCTAAAGAATCATTACCAGTACCAGCAGCTACAGAGAATCCACTTGGTGTCATGTGGTTGTTATTACCGCTATAATCTTTCCCTAATGTTGAATCAGTAGTGTTACTGTTGTCTGAAAAATTTAAATAAAATCCATTTGTTCCATAACTTCCTGTGTATTTTTTAGGATTCCATTGACCTGTTAATACATCTGTTGCACCAAAAGATGATGGTGTTAGTTGTGAACCATCAATAAAATTAAATTCGGCCATATAACCATCAAAATATCTTTCACTTGTAGGCCTTCTGCCAATAGTTTGAGGCGAGTTATTGGCGAACCACCAACTTACATCCTGAGTACCATAACTTTCTGTTGAAAAAGATGTTTCCTGTTCTCCGTTTATATAAAGATTTACTCTGTTTGCAGCAGTTCCTTGAGTCATATCAGTAGCAACAACTATGTGATACCAAGCTGAAGGATCTCTGAATAATCTGTCTGTTTTTAAATTAGTATCTGTATTAGTGGAAGTGTTGTTATTATTTATTTGTATTTTGCCATCAGACTGAAACTGAACACTACATTCAGCATTATTATTTGAACCATCATACGCTGTAAAAATTCGTTGATTTGCATCAACAGTTGTTCTTTTAACCCAAACAGAGAGAGTCCATATCTTACGATTACCAGCACTACTAGGTGTCCTTGTTAAATAAGCACTATCACCATCATTAAATCTTAAACTACGATCTATTGTGTAAGCGGTATCAGCAGCCCCAGCAGCCCCGATTCTTATTGGATCAAAAAATGGCATTACTTAACGTCTAAAGAAACTGCACAATGAATGACGTTACTGGATAAAATTATGTAGTCTATTCGATCCACCGCAGCAGCCGTTGTTGTAAGTGTTGGTGCTGTACCGCCTACAAATTTAAAAGCACTATTAAATGAAGCTGTCCTAGACCCTGTACCATCTTGAGTTATAAATATCGAACCAGATTGCCCAACAACTTGATTACTTGGTGCGGCAAAGTTTCTGTTACCTCCTAGCGTTACTGAATGATGACAGGCTGTAGCCATATCTATTGTTATTGTTGCACCATCAGAAAGGGCTGTAACATTAGCTGCTGCTCCTCCTGTAAGACTCACACCCCCCGAAGCAGTTTCAAATTTTTTTGTATTGTCGTGAAATAACTCTACAGCACCATCTGGTATAGCCTGAATCATTTTTTCAGTACCAGATACTTTATTGATAATTATATTTCCATTTTGAGTTCCTATATAATTATTAGAACCATCATGGAAAATAAGTAAATCTGAACCAGTTCCAAAAACTAAATTTGTGTTATCAGCAAATTCAAGAGCATTGTCAGACCTGTCAAAGACAATATCTCTTCCAGCGGTAGCACCATCAAAAGTTACATCTTCCTGAAATATATTTGTTGAAGTGAAAGTATTTGCTGCTGATAATCCCGCATGACCAAAGTTTGTGGCCGATACATCACCCAAAGTAACAAAAGCATTATTAGCAGAGTTTCTAATTTTTAAGGTATCGCCATCAATATGTGGAACATAAGCTGCTACACCGATCGTAGGGTCTCCAGAGCCTTGATTTAATGTAGATAAAGCTGCAACTATCTGATTTAACTTTGTTCTTACAACAAGACCAGTTCCGTTGTCAGTTGTAAAACCAGATCCACCAGTATTATCGACTCTTGACATAGCAAACCAACTTTTTTTCTAAGTATATCCTAAATATTAACCTTTACCAAAACCAATAGCAGTAAAATTAAAGTTTCGATCTACAGAACTGCCAGAACTGTTTTTAAAATGAACAGTAAATCCAGTTCCAGTTATACTTGAAAGCTCAAAAAAATCACCTGATGCCATATTAAATGCTGTGATGCCTATTGCTGGTGGGTTAGAGTTTGCACCTAATAATGCACTCGTGCCAGTGAAAAAGGGGTGGTCGAAGGTTATTGACTTTGCCCCAGCCCCTGACGCAATAGTTGTTGTGCTTTGTTCGGTTCTTCTTTGGAACTCTGCAAAATATCCAAGCTGACTGACTCTTATATCTTGGTTTGTATCTTGTGTTGATAACACACATTTAAATTTAAATGCTCTGCCCTTAAATGTACCATTTGCAAATTTTTGAAAATCTGAATAACTACTTGCATCCTGTGAAGTTTGGACAAAGACTTCAGCATTAGTATCAACTGAAGCTGTGCCATCAAAATCCTGTCTTGCATCAATATCTGTAACTGAATCAATTAAATCTGAAGAATACACAGAATCAGTTTGAATAAGTTTTCTTAGATCAAGACTAAATACAGCACCTAAATCCAAAGTTTCGTTAAATAAATATGTTCCAGTTGTTGAAACACCACCAATATCATCAATAGAAGTTTCAGAATCTATATCTGTACTATCATCGAAATTACCTGTACCAGCTAAACTGATTGAATTTGTACCAGAATCAAATCCAACATTTGTTTTTGATCCTTGAAATTTAGGGCTGTCCTGATCTTCTCTTCTTGTCTGCACTAATAACTTTGGCTGTGTTTCTGGTAAATCTATAACAAGTGATGTTTCTCCTGTACTGAATCTATCTCCATCGTCTTGTGTTTTTAAAATGTACTCCCCTTCTAATAAACTTACAATTTTTTCTGTTGATGCTCCACTTAAGCCAAAGACCAAATCAGTTGCATCTTGAAAAGTACCGCTCCCGTCCGTTTTTGGGGTGTGCCTTATGTGGATACGGCCCCCTGCTCTAACATCTTGATCTGGTACAGCATCCCATCTAAGTCTGATCTCTTTATCAGAAATAGGTTCATAAGTAAGATTTGTAATATCAGAGGGTGGTGCGGTTTTACCGACAGCATTGAATGTTAATGTTGCTGGTTGTCTTGAGGGCTGATTTACTGCATTAAAACTAAAAACTCTTATCTCATACTCACCAGCATCTGAATTTAATATCTCAGCATCACTTGACAAAGTTTCTATTTTTTTAAAATCACCATTAGCAAATCTATATTGAACTTCATATCTACTAGCACCCGACTGAGTTTGCCAATCAAGAATTAATTTTGATACTGCTTTATTATTGATTGTCACAATTTTTTCATCTACTCTTAATCCTTCTGGTGGATTTAAAACTTGTGTAAGAGTACTTATAGTCCTTGTTGGTAAAGCAGAGCCATCTTCAACAAAGGCATATTTTCCCGAATCATGTGAAAGGGCTGTAATTGAAAAAGTTTTGTCATCATTTTCTTTTACGTTAATAACTCGCCAAGTAGTTGTTTGTAAATTAGAAGTTTCTAAGATATATGGTGCGTGTTGATTTGGTGCTGTACTAAAAGCAGAGGATACAGTTATGGTTGTCCCTGATATGGCACTTATTGTTTTTTCTTCGAGTGAGCCGTCAGGCAAAATAATTGAAATTGTTGGACTATCGCCAAGACTAGGAATATCTGTATTAGTAGAATCATCTAATACAACAACTGTTGTACTGGTGACGCTTTTAAGCAAACCACCTCGCCTTACACCAGCCTTTAATCTGTCAGATATTTCTATTACATCACCGCATCTTACTAATACACCAGCAGCGGCTGTTGTTGTAAAAGAACAAGTTTCTCCTGAGTTTTGTTCATTATATAAAAACCAACGCCCCAATCTTCTTGCCTGATTACGGCTAGTTGTGGCAAATGCTCTTATATTTTTTGTAACTATCCCATATTTTGTTTGTGTTGCCGAATCAGCCTCTACAGTTTCAACATCAACTTCCTGAGTGGTCATGTCAAAATAACTGACATTAATTACTGTGTGTCTTGTTTTTAAACTCGATCCAGCATATAAAAACCCCTCTTCAGTTACATTTGCATTTGTAAAAATATAACTTGGATCTTTTGGTGCATCTTGTGATATTGCTATACCTCCCGCAGAATAAAAAGGCATGACCCTCATCACAGAACAAAGTGCATTGATCAGATCATAGGCTTCCTGTTGCTGTGTGATATTTACATTGCAGCTAAACCTTGGCTCCGTTGATCCATCACCATTACCAGCATCAACTGATGTGCCACAGTATTCACTTACTGTTTTAAAGGTAAACTTATCAAGATTAGATTCTGCAATCCCGCAGCCCGCCCTTGTATCTGTGAGCAAATCGTACAAAATCCATGCAGGGTCTGTTGTCCACTCTTTATCTGTTTTAAAAGTTCCGTTGAATGTACCAGCATAAGATATTGCACCAGTTTGCAAATCAACAGTTGCGTTGTGCGGTATCTTGATCTTGCGGCCCCTGATGCGGAACACCCTTTTGGGGACTCTTGGGAACTGTTCAGCATTAAACCTGAGTGCAACATGAGCCGTATTCGCATATGCGTTCTGTTCAAAAATAATATTAGTGGCTTGTTGAAACTGAAAAGCATTTATTAAAGTTGCATCTGAACTATCTGCCGTTACTCTTTCAACTCTTACCGCTACAGGAAAAGATGTTGTTGACTTCAGCTTGACAATATAATCTCTAAAATATGCGTTTGTTGATCTACCTTTTACAGTATCGTTAATTACAGTTGTAGTTGTGCCATCATTTTCGATTGTTTTTATTAGTAAATTAACCTCCACTCCATTAATATCGCCATCATCTTCAAACTTTTGCATTGACGGAAATCTTAAAGTTACCCGAACAGCATTGATATCACTTGAACTTACAGTATGAGTGACAGGTGTTGAAGTGGTTACAGTTGTACCAATTACAGTTTCTGTTTCAATATTTGATATTCCATCAATAAATGTCTGACTAGATGTGCCAAGTCTGAAATCAAAACCAACATCTTTAAAATTAAAATCACTGTCCTCTGGGGCGGTGTTGCTTGCGGCCTCCTGTAAAACTTGTGTCGAATTTAAAAATATATCTTTTTTAAAAGCGTTGAAGTATGCAGTTGAGGTCTTATCTGTTATGCCAGCCTTTGATGCTGTTGCTGATCCCTCCAGTTCTCCCTCCCCAAGTAACTCCACGACTGTATTAAATTGCTTGGAAGATAATGCACCACTAGGCAGATCAGGATTATTAAATACTGTATCTTGATTAAATTCTTGTATAGCCATTAGTTGTTACCTTCTACTTGTACAGTATCAACACCATTAGAAACCACAATAGAGCCAACTAAAATTTCTCCATATACTAGATTCACTGGAACACCAGCATTACTGATATTTGTCAGCCCTGTAAATGAATAGTTGGAAGCTAAAGCCGAAGGATCTAAACTGTTTTGACCAGATACTGCCGAAGAAGTATCAATTTGTGGTGTCAACATACTTGTTACCCCATCTATAACCATACTTGTTCCAATAACTTGTAAAGCACTAACCAACAATTTTTGTCCTAGAAAAACTCCCAAATTTCCAACAGCAGATGCACCAAACAAAGCACCAGCACCCAAAAGAATTGGTAAAAAATTACCATGAACAACTGGAATAATTTTTATATCATCTTGTGATCTGAAATTTAGTAAATCTTCAGTTATAACTCTTGCTCCAACTTGTATAGTGTAAAACTGATCTGCCATATGTTTCTCAATACCTTTAAAATTACAAACCAAAAAGCTTATTGCTTCTCTTGGTGTGTTCAGATCAACTTCAAACTCTGCCTGACCTAAAAATTTTCTTAAAGTGCCATAAACTTTTATTTTTTTAAGCATCTATTTCATCTGGGTTGATTACTGCTATTTTATCTGATTTTGGCGAAACGAGATAAAAAGTTAAATCTATTGCTTTACAGCTATATTTATCAGATTCAGAAAACTCAAGAACATCTTGTGGGTGACTGTGAACAACACCCACTATTTGATCTACAGAATCCTCTACCCCAGCCCAATCTAAAGGGTCTATTACAAAAGATTCTGCTTTAAATTCATTAGATATATTTTTACAGGGATAATATTTTTCTTGATTATCTTTTACTGCAATAATACCGCATGACTCTTCTGGATCACATTGTATAGCATGATTTATTGCATCTTGTTTCCAAAAATATTCCATTATCAATTAATAAATGTACCAACACCAGCAAACTCATTTCTGGTAACTTGTCTGGCTGGTAACTTTTTATTTGCCTGATCTAAAGAACCTACAAGTTCAAACTGTACAAGTTCCCTTGACTCTGTAATTTTTCTATCAATAAAAAATATTTCTTGTGGTAATTCATTTGATGATGGTGTACCGAATGGGTTGCTGCTACTTGGAAAGTTAGCTGCGTCAAGTTCACTTGCAAGCGTTGTTATGCGAGTCAGCTTGGCATCTGCTAAATCATTGTGAGGTGTTGTTGAATTTACAATAATTAATAAATCAGTCATTGTAATTACTGACCCACTTCTTGTAATACCTCCTAAATTTGCAATAGTTAATGTTGGTCTTGGAATTTGTCCTCTACTAGAAAACTCAGCACCCTCAAAAGTAATAGGGACTCTTTGATATGAATTTCCTTGCCAAACTATTTCTGCATTAGAGTTCATACTTGAGCCAGCATGAAATCTGAATGTCGTTGGAACACTAGAGGGGTTCCCTGTCGCATAATGCAAACCCTCTACAAGCTCTAAAACAAAAAGCTCAATCCTTGAACTTGGATTTAATTTTTGTAATTCAGAAACTGGTATTGCCATTATGGTTCAGCTACTTGTTCAAAAGTTAAGTTCATAGTAACTCTATTATTTAATATTGCTGTTCTGCTTCGTCTTGTGCATATAAATTTTAAAGCTGACGAATGATGAGGCGGAGTAAAATCAAAATTTGCTTGATCGTCAAATCTGGCATCTAAAAAAGTATCAATAGTTGTTGCGTCTGTAGTCGAAACATTAAATGTAAGATTTAAAGAAATTAATCTTTTATTTGCTGGCAATCCTTGTACAAATCGCTGCTCATAGCCATCACCTAATTTAATTCGTAAACTATCTTGAATAACAGTTTCTTGTGTTGAATATCGTGGAGTAATGCTTGGAAATGTGGCCATTATGCTAATAAACCTCCAGCACGTTTTTGGTTAATTAATTCTGATTGTATTGCAATAGCGATCTGATTTCCAAGTTGATTTGCGTCTGCATTATTACCAGTTACATTGCTTGAATTTGCATCAACATTAACTGTAATTACATTTGTAATACCACCTCCATCACCTAAACTGATTTTATCGTTTGCTGTGACCATACCAGAACTACGAGGAGTGAATATCTCAGGGCCTTTTTCACCAACTAAAGTAGTAGTACCAGCCCTAACAAATCCACCTCTAGCTGCTTTTTTTTCAACCCCAAAAGCCTTACTTAAAACATTTCCAAGTGTTCCTCCTATACCAGAAACAGCTTCTTGTATTGCAAGCTCTATTAAAGCTCTTTTAAGTCTGTTCAATACATTAACTGCGGCCTGTGCTAATGTTTTTGTTCCTTCTACAGCATCAGCTAAATTACTAACAATAGATGTTTCTATAGAGTCTCCAATTTTTTTGAAAGCTTCTTGCAGTCTTTTTGCTCTTTCATCTGTTTTATCTAAATCTTTATTTAAATCTTTTAAATCATCAGAATCTATTGTTAAATCTATTTTGGGCATTATTTTTTCAATTTGACCTAACAAAAACCTAAGAACTGGGTTGTTATCTACAAATTCTTTAATTCTTTTCAATGCTTCAATAAACTTTTTGGCTATTTTTCCTACAACCTGACCAGCCTTTTTGCCAAGTTCTATTATATTTGCTGTGCTTTCTCCTACAGCTTCCTTAACTTTAATCCATGCTTTTTCAAAAAAGATAACAATATCAATAGCCTCTCCACCAAATTCATTTGTTACAGCTTTGCCTATTTCTCCTACAAAAGCAAATAAAGCTCTAAATGGGGCAGCAGCATTTTTAGCAGCAAGACCCAAAAATTCAAGAGTGACGGCAGTTACTTTAAGAGTTTCTCTTATAACAATTCCAAATTCTGAACCCTCTGCTAATAAATTAGTAAATGCACTTGATAATCTTTTTAACTGTCCTTGTATTGTGTTTGATGCCGTAAAAGCGTCCCTAGCAGCCCTTCCTTGTGCGTTAGATTGATTCTCTAATGCCTGATTAAAATTCTCTAATTCGTTTGTCAACAATGGTTGTATAGCTGTGAGTGCCTCAACACTTCCAAATAACTTTTGAAGATTTCCTTCACTTGCCCCACCTTTTTCAACTATCTCCTGTAAGACTGCTGGCAAACCCTTTGATTTCAAAGCTGCTGCACTAAAATCTATTCCAAGTTCTTTTGCCAACTTAGACGCTTCACCAGTAGGCTTTTGTATGGAAGCGATAACTTGTCGCAATCCAGCAAAAGTCGATTCAACAGGAACACCTTGAGCAGTGATGGTACTTATAGCAGCATTAAGTTCATCTATGCTTACGCCAGCACCAGCAGCTATTGGTGCTAAACGACCTATCTGTTGTGCGTATTGATCAACAACAATTTTACCATCAGCCTGTGTCTGTGCAAATCCATCAACAATTTTTGCGGCTTGGTCAGCTTCTAATCCATAAGCATTTAAAACAGATGTAGTTGCATCAGTAACAGTTTGAAGATCAGAAAAACCGCCAGTAGCTCCTAATTGTGATGCTTTTAAAATGTCTGTGATTTCGGAAGTTTTAGAAAAACCAGCAGAGGCCAAATCATAAGAAGCTGTCAGTAAATCTAAAGTTGATGCCTGACCACTTAATTGATTTGAAAGTGTTGCTAGTTTTGGCGTCAACTGGTCAATATTTACTCCTAAAGTTTTGACCCTTGCAACTGCAAAATCTTGCCGACTCAAAACACTAAAAGCTTGCGTTAACAAACCAATGCCAGCAGTGACAGGCAACAATAAGGATAGTATTGGTGCTAATGCAGCCTGTAATGTTGCAAATCCACCAGCCGCTACTTTTGCCCCAGCACCTGTGGCTAACAAAGCTGGTGGCAGTATCGAAAACCCTTTATTAGCGTTTTTTAACTGTCCAGATGTACCATTGACAGTTTTATTGAATGTGGTTGCACCTTTATTTACCTTTCTTAACGCAGCAACAGCTTGGGTGGCATTGACTCTTAATTCTACATTTGAGACTGCCACGACTAAACAATAACTTCTTTAACTATATCTTGATTTACGTTTGATTGCATCAGCTTCTTTTTTTTCTTTTTCATATTTTACTTCATAGTATGCAGCAAAATATATTAATTCTTCATCAGTAAGTTGTGTTCTTAATTCACTCACTGTCTTACCTAATTCTGTTGCAAGGAAAAACTCAAAAAATAACCAGTTGTCCCCCTTTAAGATTCCTTTGAGCTTTCAAGATTAACATTTGAATTAACACCAAATAAAAATAACTCTATTTCATTTAATACATTTTCAGGCAAATCATTCTGTAAACTAGCAAAGTCAGATGGGTGAAACGCTTTTGTTCCATCTTCGTTTTCTGCTAACTGACAAAGCATATGGGTTGAAACTATCAAAGGATCATCACTGTTTGCTCTTTGCGTGGCTCTTGCTCTATCGGCTCTTGTTATGGCTTTAAAGTAAAGTGATAAAACAGTATTACCTTCATTATCTTTGACGTCAAATTTGCGTCTTTGACTAAGATCGAAAGCCTCTCTTAAGACTTCAAGATTTCTTTTTGTTGCCATGAATAAAATGCGAAGTTTAGATTTAATTAAATAGCTGAAGTAATAGTTCCAGTTGGTTTGAATGTGATGCTTATTGTATTTGGATCACCTAAAGAAGAACTTTGGTCAAAGTTTGTAATAATGCCATTAAAAGAAATTTTCTTTGTTGCACTAGAACTATCTGGGAAAAGCTCAAATGAGGCTGTACCAGCATCACCTGTAGTTAATACACCATCAACGAAAGTTGCTGTTTCACCAGAGGCTGAATCATCATAGAGAAGCTCTGCTGTTCCTTCGCCTTCGATAAGACCTCCAACAAACTGTTTAAAAGTGTCACCTTGTACTGTTGTTTCTTGAGTGTCTTTTGTAATAGACATTGACCAGCTAGTTGTACCAAGTACAGGGTTTACAGATGAGCCACCATCATCAAATTTGACTTGACCAACATCACCTTTTACCTTTGCCATAACAAATAAAAGAAAGATTTATAAATATATTAACTCTTTTCTTGTTTTTTTACAGCTTTTTTACTTAATTCTTGTTTTTCCATATATCGTCTGCATTGATTATCCCAGTATTGTGGTTCTCTTCTGCCTTTTACAGCTTCGATTACATCAAGCATTGCCTCTGTGATTTCCATTAAAGATCCTCATAAATATTAAAAGTGATTCTAATTTGAGTTTGAAACTTACCCTCTGGACTGGATGTTAATATCTCAGGCCCTATAGGTGAATCAAAAATTACATTAGAAACAGTAATCCTATTGTATAAGTCTCTGAGCCTCTTGCAAATTGTGTAGTTTGACCCTGCCCCTATACCCTCTTCTGTAAAAACATTAAGAAGAATCAAACCAACAACATTGTTAGTTGAACTACTTGAGTCTCCCTGCGTTAGATATTGATTTGCCCCAAAGCTTGTAATGCACTGAACAAATGTATCCTCAGTTGTAGAGTCAAAGGACATATTGTTAAATACAACAGGAATTGCTGGGCTTGAAGCAAGCTCTGTGGCTAACCTAGCCTCTATTGTGGATCTTACTGTGTTTAAATCTGTAGCAGCCATTATATGTTACCTACAATCTTTCTATATTCACCATCAGCCCAAGTTTGAAGCTCCTTTGCAATAAGTTCTGGAAATCCAGCTTGTGTGTTTTGTCTTGTTCTAAATTGATTTTTCCATGATGGGGGTAAATTAATTCCAAAACAAACAGGCTCTGCATAAGGTTTATTATTTAAAATAGTTCCTTTAAATTTTTTTATATCTGTTTGCCATGCTTCACGCAGTTCGCCACCAGTTCCACGATCCAATAAAGCTTTTTTAAAGGGGACTACTTGACCATTTGGCATGGTGAAAAAGTTAGGTATAGAATCCAGATCTGGGTAGTTATCTAAAGAAAACACAGGTGTTGCTTTTTTAACTCTGGCTGTCCACTCTAAAGTTGTTGCGGCTACTAAAGTCTCAACAGCTTCCTCCATAACCTCTGGTATCTGTAATATCGTGATTTGTCTTGCCATGTTTACCTCAAAATAAGATCAAAACTTACAGCAGTATTATTCTGCTCATTTGTTATTACTTGTATAATTTTAAATTCAACATTGCTTATAACAACTCTGTCTTTTGTTGTCGGAGTAAATGTAAGATCACCAGCAGAAATAGTAAGGAGTTTATCTTGTGACTCAACTAAGTCATTGACTTGACTTCTTGAAACATTACTTAATGCACCTTTAATGGTTGTATCAGATGTAGATTCTGTGATAGCTCCAGTTGTAGTGTTATATGCACCTGTTGTCACTTGTCTGATAGTTACATCACCACCAAGTTTCTTCAGTGAAGCACTAGCAGCTTTTTTTAGTGCATTAGCAAGACTCATAAGAAATAAGCAATAACTTGTCCACTTGCAAGAGTGATACTTGTTATGACTCCACAAACTTCAGATGATGCTTTCATTGTGATGCCATTGATAGTTGCAGAACCATTTTCAGTAATGTTTTCAGCGACAAAAGTTGCCTCTGCGTCTGTCAGACAATGCACCTTACCAAATCTGCCTGTATGGGCAGCCGTATCGGTAATAATG